TTTAAGCCATTCCATGGGTTGAGATCCTTCTCAAATCAAAGTGGCATTGATAACTGCTAACGTAGCTCAAAAAGAGGTTGGGGTCAGCTAGTTGAGTAATGTTAGAGTCGGAAAGCAAAAAAAATTCGGTTAGCATAAAGCTACCGAATTTTTCGAAGGTGAAGACCTTTAAATTGGTGCGGATGGGGAGACTCGAACTTTCTCTGTACCACACCAATTCAGATACTTACCCTAACATGCTGACTTAAAGCTGACTACCCCCAAACATCTCGACTGCTCTCAATCCCAGCTCTGGTGACGTGTTCGGTATCCACTGCGCGTATGTCCTGGCGGTGAATACTACATCACGGTGCCCCATTTGTTTGCTAACCCATGCTAAGGGTTCTCCTGCTGACAGCATCATTGAGCCGAAAGTGTGCCGCGTTTGATAGAGCGTACGGTACCGAACGCCGGAACGTATCACGGCGGGGCGCCAGAGCTTTTCGCGTATGTCGCTATCACCGCTAAACACCTTCTGGCTACGTGGCCACAGGAAGATGCGTCCGCTGGGGTGGAGCATCGTGTATTTCTTTTGCTGCTTTAACGCCTCGGCCGCAGGCGGTAACAGCGCGACCGTTCGCCTGCCTGCTGAGGTCTTCGTATCTTCTGCCTCTCCCTTGGCAGCGGTGGTGATGGATTTGTTTACGATGATTTCCATGCGGTGCCAATCGATGTCACCCCACTCCAGGGCGATATATTCGCTAGGGCGCAAGCCAGTCCAGAACGCAAACTGAAACAGCGGTCGCACCTCGGGGCGTGTGGCCGAGAGGATCGCCTCCTGTTCTTCACGCGTGAATGGGTCTGGCCCTTTCTTGGGGCCTGGTGCTTCTTTTAACCGGTAGTGCCAGCCCTGCAAAGGGTTGGTATCGAGCAGCTCATCATGCATGGCATCACTGAGTGCCGAACGCAGTACCATAAGAATGTTGCTGAGGCGTTTGTTGCCGCAGGAGAGTGACGCTAGCCAGTTACGTACCAGCGGCCGCGTAACCTCTGCCAGCAGCAAATGCCCCATCTCAGGTATCAGTAGCCGCTCGATGATGGTGTCATAGGTTTTGATCGTGGACGCTTTCAAGCTAGGGCGCTTAGCGTTTAGCCACTGCCGCAGGTAATTGTCTAGCCGATCTTGGCGCATGAACTTGCGGGCGTTCTTACTGCGGGGGAAAGTGATTTGGTAATCAAACGTGCCGGTGTCGATCGATGAAATTACAGCGGCGCGATGTTGCGCCGCTTTTTTCAGGTTAGCGGGGCTGGGCTGGAGCTTGAGCCGTTCGCGGCAGCGGGTGCCCTGGTAGTAGAAGTCGATTTCGATACTGCTGGTCGAAGCGATCCGGACCCCTTCGTAACTGCTCCCTTTGTTACCCATCGTGCATACCCTTCTAATGACATTAATATCCGACCGTCCGGCGCTTTAAAGAACTGATCACCTAGTCGCCAATCACCACGCTTGATCTTTGATCTAATGGCAAACTCGCTGTAGCCGGTGAGCTCGGCAAAGCGCTCTATCGTGACGTGATCAATCGGTAGCATGGCTGCCTCCTGATAGTGTGCATTCAGCGAGTATGCTTTGGCTTGGCATCGTTGCGGGGTTAATGCCAACGGGCTGTAGATCGTAAATCCACACCGGTGGGTTTGCTTCCCATGAATTGGAGCCGTTAATGGATTCCCAAAGTGACTTGAACGCATCTAAGGACGCATACCGCATATCTAATGGGGTGCCGATTCCCTCTGCTACAGCATCCTCGTTGCTAATATCCTGCAACCGCTCAAGACGAATGCTCACCACATCAAACACCAGTCGTGCCATGGCTTTAGGCATGAACATGCTGGAACGCAGCTTAATATCGTGCGGATCTACATCGGCAAAATCGTCAGGGGCGGGGCGTAAGCCACTATCTAATATGGCTTGCCCGTTTTCTGAGGCGACGTATACCGGGCCAATATAACCATGATCTTCAACGTTGATGGTGGTTTCCTTCACCCAAATTCGATCACCTGGTTGCACGCGTGAATAAATCCGGTGGGTAGTGCCTTCCGCGCAAGTGGCTTTGAGGTAAGGGCCTGGGTTGCCTGCTGGCGATGGGCCGTTGTCGATCATCGCGTTGGCGAGGTCGAAGCCAGATTCATTCCAGCGCTTTTTGCTGATGCCGTTGCCATCTACTAGGGAGTTATGAGCATCGACCACGCGGCGAGTTTGATTTTTGCGGTCTTCGAGGAAGGCTTGCACCATCGCGGTGTTAAATAGTAGGCCGTGTTCTTTCATAGGGCATCCCCTTCGACTTGGCTACGCTCGTTGTAGAACTGTGTTGCTTCTTCAGCAGTTAATCTTCCTTTGCCATCGCAGATACAGCACTCAACACCAAAAACAGCACCATCTCCATCGCATTCTGAGCAGAGTGCTGATTCTCGGGTCGCTTCTTCCTCCTGGTGCTCTTCATCCCGCTCAAGGTGCTCAACTTCCAGATCGCTCATGTCTGTGAAGTCGGGATCAGTGGATGAATATATGCAGTTCAATACATTGCTATGCTGGATAACAGCGTTCAAAGCTTCGGCTAGCTCTTCTTTGCTATACCACTCATCGTTAATGACGTTGTTGACCTGGAAGCGAAGCTCTTGAATATCGCCGCTAAGTTGGCGGCGGAAGCCGTTCATTGAGAATTTCATTGGGCGCCCTCCATCATGGCGAACACCAGGGCCGCAAGGTGCCAGCCGCCAGCAATGACGGCAACGCTGATCAGGCCTATAAAAGCCCCAATGCCTGCAGTGACAAGTCGGTCGGGTAGTATCGGGCTGCGCTCATCTACAATCAGTGACGTAAGATAGGCACCGCCGATGATGCCGATCGCAGCTATAAGCACGGCATTCATTGGTCTGCCTCCGGTTGCGCCTGGTATTGATCATCACAGGCGGTGGAGCTGGGGCCGCTGACCATATTGCTGGGGGCAGCAATATGGTGGGCGTTGAGCGTGGCAATGTGTTTAATCAGTTCTGGCTGCATCAGCTTGCCGTGGGGGTCGCCTGCGGCAGCGCGGATCTTTGCGACGAGCCTGAGCAGATTGGCAACGTCTTCCCGCAAGCTGGTTACGTGGTTGGCTAATTCATCGCGGGCCGCTTCAGCGGTGGCGGCTCTACGGCCAAGTTCTCGATAGCCTTCCAGGTGGTTACTGGCAGCCTTTGCGACCATCTCCCGGTTCCACTGTTCAGCCTCTAGCGCTCGAGCTTTCCACTTGTCCCGCCGCGCTTTAAGCTTCTCGATCGCGTCCAGTGCCTGGGCGGTACCGCCCATCAGTTGGTCTTCCTTGCGAACGCCAGCCGCTTCGGCAAGCTCGACGACGCTGCCGATCGCCATGACGAACAGCCGTTCGTACCGTTGCGCATCTTCAAAGGCCGCTTTCGCGGCTTGCTCAGAGTTTTGAAATGAAATACGCCATGCTTCGTAGCTCATCCCCGGCCCCCTTGCCCGTAGGCTTTTAGAGCATATTGAGCGCGCCAATGTGAATGCTGTTGATTCATTTGCCCACCTCTGGCTCTATTGCCCAGGGCGCCTTCCTTTTTTGGCGATAACGCAACACATCTTCAAGCTGCGCTTGGGCGTCGCTAAGCGCAGAATGCGGTGTAGTCGGCTTGGTGCGACTTTCCAGTATTTCACGGGCAGTACGTACATCCCGCTCAAGGTAAAAAGGCCATGGCTTGCAGCCAAGAAAGCTGCCTAGAATCTCACAATCGAAGCTGGGAGAATTGCCCCAAACTCTATATTCATCGTAGTGCTCTATGGCTTCGCTAAAGAAATCAGTGATAGTCATGCGAGCTGATTTAAGACTTACGCGAGGCCCTTTCAAAGCGTTGCGTGCTGCGTCGCTCTGGACTAGCCACCACAGGAGCGTATCGTCATCTAAAGTTCGGCCTTCCTGGAGCTGCTCAGCGACGCTTGGCATCACAGTAAAACCAATGCCGTTACTGTCAGCGATGCCAATCGCCAAAATGATGGCACTCGTGGATTTGCCAAGCGTTTCTAAGTCGATGCTGATATCGATAATTTGAGTCATAGCAGACGCTCCTTAGGTGGGTTAGCGCCAAGGGCTTCTAGCCGGTCCACGGTGGCGTTGAATGCTTTGGCGAGCCGCTTGCGGCGGCCGCCGGTGAGATGGTCCGCCAGGTGGTGGCCGCAACCAAGGTGGTCGTGGGCTTCTACATAGGCGATGTACAGGCGGCGGGCGCGCTTCTTGAGCTGCTGGATGCGGGCCGCTTTGATAAGGGCTTTCATCCCCGGCCCCCTTGCCCGTAGGCCTTGAGGGCTTCGGTCAGTGCTGCGTGTGGGCCCCACGTGCGAATGTTGTTTTGCAGGTCACCCGCGCTCATCCAGATGCAATCCATATCGCCCTCTGCGTAGATGATCTCGATACGGGCGCACTCGGCGCCGCGCATTTGACGGCGCTTGTTGAACTCGATGAAGCGGAATTGTGGATACTGAAGGTACGTCTGGTTTGTGGGCTGTGCAGTTTGCATTGGTTTGCTCTCCGTTGGTGGGACCCCGCCGCCCGTGGTGGGTGGCGGCGGGGTGGTCGTGCGGTTGGTGAGTCGCCTTACTTGCTGAATGAGCCCAGTAATAAGGTGGTGCTTTCTTCCAGTTCGTTCTGCAGCACTTCCTTGAACTCTTTCGCCATTTCCTCTTGCGCGGTTTCCAGCCCGATTATTCGCAGCTTCAGCTTGGGCTTGATGTCGTCGGTCAGGATAGAAACGCGCATCTCAAACGTGCGGTAGGTCAACCCTTCATAAGGCAGGCAGTGGAAGCGGATGATGTCCGGCGTGGCGGTTCCAGCGGTGGCGTCTAGTGCGTCCATGCCTGAGCGCTTGGTGTTCCAGTCGCCTTCTTCATGGCTGCGTTCTTGCGTGGCTTTGATCTCGATTTTGCGCACGGCGTTGGCGAGCTGCTTAGCGCTGAGATCTTCACCGTTGCTGTCGATCCCGGTGATGCAGTGGTGCCAGTCTTCGATCCAGTGGGCTAGCTCTTTTTGAGCGAAGCTTGAGCCGTTTGCTTGCAGGCAGGCTTCATATGCGCCGGTTTTCTCTAAACGTAGGCTGGCGGTGTGGTCGCCGTGGCCTGGTGTTGCTGGGTTGCCTAGATCAAAAAAGGCCTTGGCGCGCATGGCGTCGATGTCAACGAATACGCGGGCTTCATCTTCTGCATTGACGTAGTTGCCATAGTCTTCAATGGAGCTGGTGGTAAAGCTGCCACGGAAGCGTGTGGGGTTATCCATATACGCTTCGAGCGACTGCAGCTTGTAGCCTTCCGGTACCAGCATGGTGGGCTCAAACGTGCCCGGGTTGCCGATGGTGGCCGCGTGAACAAGGGCTTCAATCTTTTCGATAGCTTGGTGGTCCATAGTCATTCCTTATTGCATTGGTTTGCGTTGGTGGGTGTTAGCGCTGGTTAGGCGCTGTTACTAAAAAAAGTCTGGCTTAGCGACTGAGCGCGTTAATGCCATAAAGCCTTGCTGCAGGTTGGTGCGGGCGATGTTTACCCAGCGCATGTCAATTGCATGGCCTCCAGTATCAGCGTTCAAGCTTTCAAGCTTGCCAATAAGCTGCCCGACTTCTTCAGCCTTGGTTTTAACTTCGTTCATGAGGTCTATCTCTTCCTGGCTCAGTTCGCGATAGCCTTTGATCTTGCGGTGTTGGTTATCCATGGTTTTTTTACCTGTTGATGGTTGGTGCCAGAGCGCTGATTAGGCGCGCTGAGTATTACTTTGGGCGTCCGGCTGGAAGTCGAACTTGCCCTGGTTCTCAGGGAATAACGTGAGCTTGCCGCCACGGCCTACGTATAGCGGCGTTTTGGTGGTGTTCTCTTCAGAGCGCTTGCCCTTGGCGGTGGGCACCACGTAGCTGAGCTTGTGGGCGCAATCGACCTGTGAGCTGTCCGCGATCTGTTTCAAGCTGAACTTGATAGTGACATCGGCAGCTTTGCCGTGTTGAACGCAGCCTGCGGCGGCATCGCTGAGGGCGCGGGCCAGCTTTTCGCGGAAGATGCCGGCGTCTAGGTCGTCTAGCAGGGCGTTAATATCGGTTGAGGTAGGTTCGTTAGCCATGATTGGTTTCCTCTTTCGTGGTGGTGTGGCCGTTTGGCCTGGTTTTCGGCGTTGCTTCGGCAACGTCGCGAAAAGGGGTTATAGGTCAGCTGTCGTTGGCGGCTTCACGCTGGATGCGGATGTTCAAGCGATTTGCGATGTAGAGCAGGCCGCGTTCTGTGACCAGTGTTTTACCGTAGATCCGTTCGGTGCCTAGCCCTGGGTTTTCATAGGCTTTTAGCTCAACCACCAAGCGGCCTGTTGATGTGTGCGGGCGGGTGGCCACGTTGGAAGCATCCAGCATGCCGATCTCTCTCATCTGCTTGCACAACGTGTTGCGGCCAGTGCCTAGCAGCGCAGCGGCTTCTTGCAGCGTGTAGCGCTTACCAAGCACGCGCGCGTGCTGTGGGTGTTGGGGGGCGTTCATGCGGCGGTTCCTCCAGTGGGTGGGATGAGGAGCGCTTCTAGCTCGCGGGCGAGCGTTTGTAGTTCCGCTAAAGCGCGGTGGCCCTGATCGGGCATTCTTCCCGGTAGCTTGATGCGGTGGCTGCCATCTGATTGATAATTGCTGTTGTTTATTTTCGCGTGGTGTATCCAACTGATATCCAGCCATTGGACATTGCCGTCGTAATCGATAAATACGGCATAGATCCCTTGCTGGCTGATTGTGATGGCTAGATTTTGGATGTACGCCATCGCATCGCGGTGCGCTTGCGTTAGCACTGGGGTGGGGAGTTGGGTGACGGTGTTCATGCGGCCACCTCTTGATCAGCTAGCAATGAATCAAGGCGTGACGCAACTGCTGGGTAAAGGTCGCGACCCTGCCAGCGGCGATACTGAGTGATGACTTTGTCGCTTTTGCGAATGCTCAGCTGGTCAACGCACCAGAGCGCTTCTGTGGGTGCGCGGGTGCATTCAATCTGAATGCCGCCCTGGAGTGTTAGCTTGCCGCCAATTTTGATAAGGCGACGAACGAGGCGTTCTTGGCTGGTAGTCATCATGCAGCACCGCCTGCGCGGCGATAGCGCGCCGCTTCTTCAGGGGTGAGCAAATAGATGGTGCGGGATTTGGTGCCAGTCAGGCGGGCAGCAACGCGTCCTGTGACGTGTTGCATGGCCTGAATGGCGATGTGGCTGTTACCTGCGGCCGGGTGCATGTACACCCGGCATGGTTGGGCATTGGTTGGCATTGTCGTGGCTCCGTGGTGGGCGGATTACGACAATGAGTTTTGTACACCTTTAGGTGTTTGTCAACCTGCCAGGTGTAACACCTTTGGTTATTTCATCGCAAAACTAATGAAATGATCTTCATTAATGATGGCAAGTGGGTGCCCTGACTCACGAATTTCTAAAGCGCGCTCTATTTTTCGGCCATAACTGCTATGTGCCCAATGCTCATTCGCAATAGTGCCAATAACTAAGTAGTGCACTTTTTTGGATGGACCAGGTAGAGCTTTGCCTCCCCGTTCAGTTACCAATGCTTGGCATTCTTTTCTGGGACCAAAGGCCATGACGCCTGTGAAGGTGAAACCGCGATCTTGGAAGTCGATATCAGGAAGTGGATCATTCAGGGGAAGATGAGAAGGTCGGCGATAGTTGGTGGGTTTGCCATTATCACCTGTAAGAGCTTGAAGCATTTCAAGTAGCTCTTGCGATTCATCAGCATCGAGTACGTCATCGGCTAACATCATTTCAAGTCGCGATGTGAGAATGCGGTAGATAGGATCGTCACCCATATCTTGTGCTTGATGCAGCCAACGTTGTAAAAACTCAGCTTCTTCTTGAACGATTTTACCGTCCGCTAGCATGCCTCTTGATAAGCCAATGAGTTCATCCATGTTTCTGCTTTGAACTCGCGCACTGTTGAAGCGCTTTAAGTAATCAAACTCTCCCATGGTGTTCCCCTTGTTTTATAGGAGCTTAACTTGATATCGGGCTTTGCCGACTACCTTCCACCCTTTCTCCAGCTTGGTGTATCGCGGATGCCAGTCTTCGTTGGCAGCGCATAAATAATATTCGCCTTCTTCGAAGATGATCTTTTTAAAGGTGCCCACATCAGAGCAGCCAGCATCGGTTCTGCAGGCGTAAACGAAGTCGCCGCTTACCCATTCTGCGTCGGGATCAATGACAATCCTGTCGCCTGGTTTGAAGTCGGGCAGCATGCTGACGCCATCTAGGCGCAGCACAAATGAGTTTTTACCACATGGACCTGGTGCTGGTACGTACTCCTCAATTTCTGCGTCTTCAACACTCTCCATAAGTCTCCCAGCGCTGGCCATGCCCACGACCGGCAGCATGTGCGTTATGTCGGCTATAACTGCCGCATCGGTATGGCGAGTGATGGTGTATACGTTTGATTGTTCTGATACTTGGAAGTCGTCTTGGTCAAGCGAGTAGGGGGCTAGTGATAAGCTTTCTTCAATGCGGCGGGCCATTCTCTCGCCGATATTTTTTTGAGGATTTGCACCCGCAAAGCTGCTGGACTGGCTTTCACTACGATCAATCGCACTGGCCAAGTCTTTTAGTTTCATTTTCCTTGCGTCCATGACGGCGCGCAGGTTTTGGTATCGCTTTGTGAATATGTCCATTGTTGGATTATCTGCTGATACACCTCACAGGTGAAGCACCTAGAAGGTGTTGCAATATTCATCTATAGGTGTAATTCTTAAGGGGTAACCCATAGCCACGGGCTAAGTGAGATGATGTTAACTGACTACTTAAAATCGCTTGATGAGGCGGGGCTAGAAAAGTATGCAATCGCGTTGGGTACATCTTCTAAGTACCTCAAGACGCATGTTATTGGTCCTACTCGGGGTGCAAGCCTCAAATTTATGAGGGCGTTAGCACGTGAGAGTGCCGGTCAGGTTTCTTTATCTGAGGTGCTAATGCATTACGGTGTTACTGAAGAAGAATTAAACAAAAAAGCCGCCTAACCAGCAGCTTTAGAGGTGCCGGGGAGATCTTCCCACCACAGGTTTACTCCCCGGCGAAGGTGCAGAGCGGTTTAGATGCCCACCACAGGCCCGCTCTGCTGTGCGCAAACCAATGCAATGAAATGCGACACATCCCCAATATAACCGATTGGCGGGTGGGTTGCATGGCAACGTTTCGGGAGTAATGCCATGTCTAAGATCTGGCCCACCTCACGGGAGCGCGCTGAGCGCGAAATCCTGCCCCTCAATTTAGCGATGTATCACGCGGCGCGTGATTACCCAGGCGGTGGTAAGGCCATTGCGGCCGTGTACGGCTTGCCTGCCACCACCCTGCAACATCGCCTTAACCCCAACGCCGACAACCATAAACTGTCGATCGACGATCTTGAGCACGTACTGGAAGCCACACGCGACCCGCGCATTCTGGATTCGTTATTGTCGCTAGTGCCGGGTGCTCACTGGTTTGAATATCAGGAGGCAACGACCGACTGCAGCGAGCAGCAGTTGCTTAACTCGGTGGCGAACCTATCTAGCCAAGTGTCTGAGCTGCTGACGCGTATCAGTGAGCACCGCCGCGATGGTGTTTATCGCGATCATGAGCGCGCTGAGCTGGAAAAGCTGAAAGGGCAGTTGTTTGGCGCGGTGCAGGCGCTGCTAGTGAGCGCTCAACGGTTTGATGGGGAGGTGAGCCATGGATAAGGCCGATATTGCTAACGACTATATGGAATGGCGGTTAGAGCAGGTGCTGAAGGCTCGCCAACAAGCAGTCCAGCCGTTAGGCGGTACTGAGGTAACTGAGTGTGAGGACTGCGGCGAGGAGATCCCCGCTGCTCGGCGTGAGCGCTTGCCAGGGGTTGCTACGTGTGTGCCGTGCCAGACCAGAAGGGAGAAGCGGTGATGATGTTACCAACGCTATTTCTTTGGGCCAGGCCTTTTGTTGCCTGGAATCTGCCTCTTAACAGCCCCCCGCCGCGCTGCGGCCTTCTTCTTAATCAGTTTGGCTTGGATAATGTAACGTCTAGCCTTTGTGTTATTTTTCTTCACGAACGCTCCAGTGGTGATTGGTTAGCTACACAACCGCAGGAATTTGTTCCAGCGCGTGAGCTGCTTTATGAGTTTTTTATCTTTCAGGTTCAGTTGCCGGGCCGTGTCAATCTCAGCGACAAGGCGAAGCCCTTCAACAACACCAATATCCTCGCCATGCAGCTTGATCAGGCGGCTATCAAAGGCCTCATCAGAGAGCTTATAAGTCTCGCTCCAGAGGTCGGTGTACATTTTTCGGCTGACGGCAGCGTGCACCTTAGCTTCTGCGGGCTTGTAAACGATTTGCAGGATGCTAGTAAATGTCAGCAGTACGCCCGCCAGGCTTGCCAGTGGTGGGCTGCTCTTGAAGATGGCACCGGCGGCGCTGCTAAGCCCAACCAGAGTAATCAGAGTCAATGCCAAATCAGCATTGCGTGCCAAATTTCGGTATCGGCTGAGGAGACAAATGGCAAATCTCATTTCCCATTCCATGTCACTCCGGTCACGTGGAACGTCTTCTGCTTCTTCCATTATGTCTCCTCAGTATTAACGTTACTGGCCTTTGGGTTTCGGTCGCCGGGAAGTAGGCACTTGCGCTTTACCACGGCCTTCATCAGCGGGCGGTCGATAATCCGGTACTTTTGGTTGATCACGACGATCAGTTGTCATGGGCACTCCTTGGTTTGTGTAGTGGGCTTGGTGTTCGCAACTCAAAGCTTACTTCATGACCATTATGAGTGCCCACCCTTAAATGGTTGCGTTGCTGGGGAGGTGTTCCATGCAGCGTGATCTTCTAACTGTTGATGAGCTGCGCTTGGCGCTGACACACATCCCCGCTGATGACCGTGATACCTGGGTGAACATCGGCAATGCCGTCAAAACCGAATACGGTGATGACGGCTTTTTTGCATGGGATGAGTGGAGCCAAGGCGGGGAGAGCTACAACGCCAAAGATGCACAAAGCGTTTGGCGTAGCTTGCAGGTGGGCAACAACCGCATGGGCACCATCATTCACTATGCACAGCAGCACGGCTGGAAGCGGGAACGCCAAGAGATGACTGCCGCCGATCGCAAGCGGATGAAGGCAGAGCAGGAAGAACGACGTAAAGCGCGCCAAGCTGAGATTGAGGCCGATGAAAAGCGCCGTGAGGCGATGCGTGACGCAGTGGCCATGGCGTGCCGCCACTTCATCAAAAAGCACTGTGTGCGGGAAGGGCAATCCGATTACCTGGATGCCAAGCAGGTGGGGGCGTTTGGCGTGTGGTTTCCGCGTTGCTCGGTGGTGATCAGCATTGACGACCAGGCGCAACGGGCAGACGTATGGCCGGGTATGGAGGTGAAGCGGTTCTTCGAGGAGCTGCCCCAGCCGCGCCCCGACCATATCTCATTTATGCGCATTCAGCAGGGCGATGTGGTGGTGCCGCTGCGAGATGCGAACGGCAAAGTGGTGTCCATTCAGTTGATCAAGCCTAATGGCACGAAGTTGTTTCCGAAGTATGGCCGCAAGGCGGGCACATGGCACCGGATTGGCGATGCGAGTGAAGCTGACGTTGTGGCGGTGGCTGAGGGTTATGCCACTGCTGCAAGTATTCATATGGCGACGGGGTGGCCGGTGGCTGTTGCTCTTGATGCGGGTAACCTGCAGCGCGTTGTGCCACTGCTTGGGCAGCTATATCAACAGGCGCGCTTGGTGATATGCGGTGATGATGACCCGCAAGTGAAGGACAACCCAGGTCGCAAGAAAGCCGAGGAGATCGCGCAAGCCATGCATGCGGTGGCGGTGTTCCCGCAGCTGAATGAGGAGGCTGCGTAATGGCTGACTGGAATGATCTGCATGTTGCCCATGGCCTGGATGCTGTTAGGCAGCAGTTATTTGCTGCCTTGGAAGCTGCAAACGATAGCCAAGAAAATGCATTACCCCCCAACGCTAGCCTTACGGCAGGTGAGCGAGAAGCACCCACTTCGCGCAAGCCGGATGTTGGGGGGGAAGACCTTCCAGATGATGAGTGGCTGCATTTGTTACGGCGTAGCGAGACAGGGGCGATTAAAGGCGAGCTGTCTAATGCTTACCTTGTGTTCAAACATCACCCTGAATGGAAAGGGATGTTGGCGTTCAATCAGTTCACCCAGGACGTTGATAAGCTGCGGGCGCCGCCTTTCCCATGTGGGGAAAAGGGTAAATGGCGTGATGCGGATGCAGGCCATGCGCTGGTCTGGCTTCAGCAGAAAATGTCGATTCCGATTGGCCAAGTGAACATCGCCGATAAGGCGGCGATGACGGTGGCGGACGAAAACCGCTATCACCCGGTGCAGAACTTCTTGGATCAACTACCGTCGTGGGATGGCTGTTCTCGATTGGCTAGGCTGATACCCGATGCATTTGGGGCTGACGATAACGACTATAGCCAGCACCTAGGTATTTCCATGCTGGTATCTGCGGTGGCTCGTATTCGTGACCCCGGCTGTAAGGTCGATGAGATGATCATTTTGGAGGGTGGGCAAGGTCTGGGGAAGTCGACCTGCATTCGTGAGCTGTTTGGTGCGCAGTGGTACGTGGAGCTTTCTGAGGCACCTGACAACAAGGATTTCTTCTTGACCATCCAAGGGGCTTGGGCGGTCGAGATCGGGGAGCTACAGTCGTTTTCTAAAGCCAACATCACCATGGTAAAGATGGCGATTACGCGGCGCGATGATAAATTTCGACCACCCTATGCGCAAAGGGCTGTGAGTCACCCCCGGCAGTGCATCTTCATCGGTACCACAAACGCTACTGAGTACTTGATCGACTCTACAGGCGCGAGACGCTTCTTACCTGTGGCCTGCCGTAAGGCAGATGTGGGGTATATCCGGCGATGGCGTGAGCAGCTATGGGCCGAGGCTGTGCATCGCTACGATCAGGGGTTTGCTTGGTGGAAGGTTCCAGAAAGCCAGGCTGCTATTGAACAGGATCAGCGCTACCTTGAAGACCCTTGGGAAGAACGGATCACGGACTACTTGGATGGGCGAGCGGCTGCCAATGCTTATCCTGATTGGCGAACGGGCCAGGCGCGTGCAGCGTACATTAACAAGATCACGACGAGTGAGCTTATGGCGCATGCGCTGCGGCTGGATGTGTCGAGGCAGGGTAAGCAGGAACAGCGGCGGGTGGGTGATGTTATGCGACACCTTGGCTGGCTAAAGCAGCCTCAGCAGCGTATACCGGGTACCAATAAAAGGATTCGTCCTTATTTGCGGCCTGGTGTGGATCCTAGCGTGGAGATTTAACTATGCTTTGTCACAAGATGTTGCTGTGTCACCAGTGCTGTCACATGTTCCAGTTAGAAAAACTACTTATTAATCAATCGTGTCACCAGTGTCACCAGTGTCACATATGATATCTACATGTATGCGCACGCGCGCGTGCGCGCGCATGTTTTTATTAATATTTATATGTGACATATGTGACTAATGTGACACGGTTGATTTAAAAGACTTTTTTTGTCACATGATTGATTTTTGATCAGGTGACATATGTGACAACCCAATAGGAGATCGTTAATGAGCGTTTATCACCTACAAGACGGAAAGTTAGTGAAGTTGTGCGAGGAAGTGATTGAGCTTTTTGACAGCGAGCCCTTGGAACGGGGTGATCTGCTGGAGCAAGCTGGCTGGGAGGAGATTGAACAGGTTGAAGGGGCTTATGCCTTGTATGCTCCCTGCAAGCCTTCTCGCTTGAATACTGGCCTTCGTAGCTATGCTTATTTTTTCCAAATCGAAAGTGCTAACGGCGATTTCCCTTGGGTGTTGTTGGTTAAAGACGATTTAGGGGATTACTTGGAAGCAATGCGATTGATGCAGCCGCTTTTCACCAAGGCAATGCTCCAGGAGCAAGAGGCCTATCATTATGGTCAGCGTGAGCGAGAAGAGCGCCAAGCCCGCTAATTAGAACTAAGGCTACCCACCAGGCCGAAAGCAGGAGCAAACCAATGATTAAAGCAATGGACGAACTACTGAAGCATTGGGCCGATCAATGGAAATGCTGTGCCCTGCGTCAGTGCAGCCCGTTGGGCAAGCTGATCGAGTTCAAGGGTGTGATGCCTGACGGCGGCCCTAAGGGAAGCCGCGACCCGTTGGGTCATGGTGTGATCGATGATCTGGCCTGGGAAGTGTATGAGGGCATTGGCTGCCTGAGTAATGAGCTGCAGGTTCTGGCTTGGGAGCATTACCACTGGGAAGGCTATAACGAACATAAAGCGCAGCGCCTGGGGCTTACTGAGCGTACCTACTATCATCGCCTCAACAAGCTGCATATTGAGCTTAGAGAGGTGTTGAGGAGCCGTAGCAGGAAGATTAAAAGAGCTTAAGCGTTGTTCATTTCGATGCTTGCCCAACTATGCCCAATGTAAAAAAGAGTTTTTTTGTTTGGCATTACAAAGCGCTTGATGCCATTGCAGTCCAGGTTCAAGATTCAGCTATCGTCTGATAGATGCGCCTCCACCTAGAAGCCCCAGCCACCGTGCTGGGGCTTTTTGTTGGGCGCTAGACCAATGAGCTCCCGTCCGTGGTGGGCGGTGCCTCGCATAGCTTCGGTTATGCGGGGCATTTTAATTTTAGGAGGTAGGCCATGGGCATGCGGTGGATTGATCACGTCAAAGCAGTGCCCCAGCGGCCACCCCAGCGCAACACGGTGATGCTCTCAGCAGGGCATAGCGATACGGTGCCGGGGATCGTGGCTAATGGCTATAAAGAGGCCGATATCGTTCAGCTGTTCCGTGATGACGTTAGCGTGCGGTTAGCCAGCCTGGGTATACGCCATGTGTTAGACGGTGAACCCGGCGAAAACCTGCCGTTGCGCCAGGCTGTTCGAATTGCTCAAGGCTGTGATATTGCCATTGAGTTTCATACAAATGGCGGTGGCCCTGGTGCAACGGGTGTTGAGACGTTATCCCGCGCTCATAACAAGCCCCTGGGCGCTGAGCTCTGCCGTGTAACTGCTGGTTTGTTAGGCATTCCCAACCGTGGGGCTAAGCCTGAGAACGCTGGGTATCACGAGCGCTTGGCCTTCGTGTCTGGCGGTGGCGGCATCATCTTTGAGTTGTTTTTCCTTTCCAACGCTAACGACCTGTATCAGTTCAAACAGTATTACGACGCGCTGGTTGAGGCAGTAGCAGGCGTGATCGCGGACGCGGCGCGGGCGGCGTGACATTCATTCAATAAAGAGTCTTCTCATGCCGGGACGCGACCCTAACTTATGGCAGGCGTTGCTTGCGTATGTCGCCACCGCTTGGCCTCAGCTTTACGCGGCGGGTCTGGCGTTCTTAGTGGGCATGTTGCGCAGCCTGCACGCGGGCAACAGAGTCAGCAAGAGCTGGCTAGAGGCCATGCTTTGTGGCTGCTTAACCCTGGCGGCTTTCCCAGTGCTTCATTACTTCGGCCTTCCGGTTGATTTAGCAGCTGCCCTTGGCGCGGTAGTGGCGTTCAAGGGAACGGAGTGGTTTGGCAATCGAGCGGATGAGCTCTACGAGAAGATCATCGGGCGGTGGCTGAAATGATTAAGCGCATCTTAGGCAACTTGTCTGGCTGGATGGTCGCTGGACTGTTGGGCATCACGATCTTTGCTGGCATGCAGGCGCGGCAGTATGCGTTGCAACTATCGGCAACCGAAACGCGATTAGCTCGGGCAAACGATCAGGTGGAGATCCTGCAGGAACACCAGCGCTGGCAGCGTGAGCAGATCAACACACTGAGTGCGGTGCTATCAGCACGTGATGAGCAACTGCAGCGTGACACTGAGCTAGTAGACATGATGCGCAAGACGGCCCAGCAACTGGAGAGAGACGATGCAACGACTAGTGATTGGGCTGGGCAGCCTCTGCCTGCTGTTGTTGGCGACTGGGTGCGCGAGCTCCCCGAAGCCGGTGACAGTGCCGGTGCTGGTGATGCCGGAAGTGCCGCCACATCTAGTGACGCCACTGAGTGAGCCCAGGCGTCGTGTGTCGCATAACCGCGATCTGCTCCAGTTGCTTGCAGACTATGAATCACTGCGGCGCCGTGCCAATGCTGACCGTGAGTCGGTGTATCAGCTGTTGCTAAAGCCTGGGTCGGCGGGTGAGCAATAACCGTGGGTCCTTCTGGCTAGGCAGCGCGGTATACGGGGGAACATAGCCGCGGAATTCGTGCAGCTAAAAAGTGTGCATGGCTTCCTTACTTTTAATCTCATCAATAGGTTAGCAGCATGACGTCAGTTGAGTTGATCAACGTTTGTCAGCTGGCGTTGCTTAACTGGCACGCTGCTGGCTTGCCCGCATCGTTAAACAAGCGGGCGTTATCTGAGCTGCTTGAAGTCTCCGAAAGGACGCTGACTGACTGGCAGCAAAAGGGCTTACCGGTGGCGGTGTCCGCTGGCCGTGGTGCCAGCAACGAGTATTCACCGGCTGAGGTTTTGGCCTGGCTAATGGTTCGTGCAAATGACACTACCCGCGAGTCTGCCAAAGATCGCCTTGACCGTTTGCGCGGTGATCAGCTCGAACGCGAGATGCTGAAAGAAGATGACGTTCTAGTCATGCCCGATGATTTAGACGTTGAGTATGACGCCCTGGTGGAAGCCGCACGCGCTGAGCTGTTGTTTAACATGCCCGATGCGTTGGCTGCTGAGCTAACAGCAATTTTGGGCGAAGAGGTGGATGTGTCTGTGATCCGCCGTCATATCGAGGATGCGTTAAGCACACTGAGTAACTATGAATCCAGCAGCCAACTTGAACCGGAAGATGCGGAGAGCGCTGAAGCGTAACGCTGCGCGATGGGCAAGCAAGTTGGCAAAAAAGTGGGCCCCGCCAGAACGTATTGGCACTATGGATTGGGCAAACAAACACCGCTGGATGAGTGAGGTAGAAACAGCCAGACCTGGTAAATACAGCATCCACGTAACGCCCGCGCTTGCACTTCCAGGTGGACCACTGGAAGCCATCGACGATCCCAACGTTGAAGAAGTGTGCTGTCAGAAATCAGCGCAGGTCGCGTGGACATCCGGTGTGCTGGGTAATGCGCTAGGCCGCTGGATCGACATTGACCCCTCGCCGATCATCGGCCTATTTCCGAAAGACGGTGCCGCTAAAGAGTATGTGGCGGAAAAATTTGAGCCGATGGTGGAAGCAACACCACGGCTGCGCAACAAAATAGACCTACGCTCGCGAAAGCTGCAGCAACGCCAGCAGTTCAAGCGCTTCCCGGGCGGCTTCCTGAAGTTGGTGGGTTCCAATTCACCATCGTCGGTGAAGTCGACTCCCAGCCCCCGCGGCTTTGTCGAAGAGCCTGACGACTGCAACCTAAATCTAAAGGGGCAGGGTGATTCGATCCTGCTGCTCAAAGAGCGTGGCAAAACCTACGGCCGGGGTCGTAAGAAGTACATCATCGGTGGAACGCCCACCATCGCGGGTATCTCTTCTATCGAAGCGGAAATGCAACTGAGCGACAAGCGCCGCTGCCTGGTGCCGTGCCATCACTGTGGTGAATCGCACGAGCTGAGTTTCGATAACTTGGTATGCCCGACGACGGCTGAACAGCCGCATCCCATTTATGGCGCATTCCGGCCAGAGCAAACCGTTTACGCCTGCCCGCATTGCGGTAGCGAGTGGAACGATCGGGATAAGAACGCAAACCTGCGTAAAGGGAAATGGGTAGCCACCGCTGAGTTTCGCGGTGTGGCCGGTTACTACATGAATGAGTTGCTAAGCACATTCCCCGATTCACGCTTCGCGAAGCTGATGGAGAAGTGGCTTTCAGCACAGCACAACGCTGAGCAGGGCGATTTTAGCGATCTGATCGTATTCACCAACAGTTCAATGGGCCTGGCGTATCAGTTCAAAGGTGATGCGCCGGAAGTTGATGAGCTGAAGGATCGCGCCGAAGAGTATGCAGAGAAAACCATCCCTCGTGGTGGCTTGCTGCTCACGGCTGGTATCGATGTGCAACACGACCGCCTAGCGGTGGTAATACGCGCCTGGGGCCGTGGCGAAGAAAGCTGGCTGATCTACTGGGGCGAGCTCTACGGCAACACGATGGATAAAGCCGATCCGGTATATGAAGAGCTAGACAAGCTCATGACCACCGGCTTTGAACATGAGAGTGGTGCATCGCTTCGGGTTTCTGCAGTGGGTATCGATAGCTCAGACGGCCACACCAGTGATGCTATTTATCACTACGTGCGAGCACGTCAGCGGCACGGCGTCATGGCCGTTAAAGGTGCCTCGCTGAATAGCGAGAATAAAGAGATCTTCAGCCGGCCCAAGATATCGGATGACACGAACAGCAAAAACACCAAGGCCGATAAGTACGGCCTGCGCCCGTTCATCGTCGGTACCCATAAAGCTAAGGATCTGATTGACGCCCGCATACGGCTTAAGGGCACTGGCCCCGGTCGTATGCACTGGTACCAAGATGTTCGCCCCGACTACTGGGAACAGCTGACAGCGGAAGTAAAAGCGCCGCATCCGAGAAACCCACGTAAACGCGTATGGCAGAAGAAGGCCGGCAAGCCAAACGAAGCGCTGGATTGCGAAGTGTACGCATTGCACGCGGCGCGCAGCTGCCGAACCCACGTGCTGAGGGCAAGCGACTGGGATCGACTCGAAGCGACGCTAACCCAAACCACCCTGTTTGAATCACCGGCAGAAATACCGGCTCAGCCAACCGCTGGCCGCCGTCGTGGACGCCGTATGAGGAACCGAAGCGTATGACCCAACAAACCTACACCGACCGCCTGGCCCTGGTGCGTGAAGCGATCGATAAGATTTTGTCGGGTTCGCAGTCATGGCGCTTTGGAGAGCGGCAATATACCCGCGCTGATCTGGGCACCCTGCAGCGCATGGAAGTTCACTACGCAAAGCTGGCAGCGAAAGAACAAGCCGCCACACGTGGCCGTGGGCGAAACCGCATTCGCTATGTGGGGTTTTAAGCCATGGGCATTTTGAGGAATTTAGGCGGTGCCCGGGCGAAGCTGGCAGAGACCCAAGCCCAACAGGCGATGGAAGAGATTAAACGCCTCAAGGCCACCCAGCCCAGCAGCCGCGCCAACGTTGGCAGCGAGACCCGCCACCGTGGTGCAAGCCGCATGATCCGTAGCATGTTGAGCTGGATTCCCGGCTTGGGCAGCCCCCGGCAGGATACACCGACCAGCGAGCGGGAAACGCTGATTGCCCGGTCACGAGATGCCTACCGCAACCATATGATTGGCCGTGCTGCGATCAGCCGCGCCGCTACCAACGTGGTGGGAATGGGGTTAACCGTTCGCCCGAATGTAGACGGCAAGGTGCTGGGACTGGATGACGATGCCACCGATGCCCTCAATGATCAACTGGCACGCGGCTTCGCCCTTTGGGCGCAGGATCCAAATGAATGCGATGCGGAAGCCACGATGGACTTCTACATGCAGCAACGGCTGGCTTTCGTCAGTGCGCTTGCCAGCGGCGATGTGTTTGGCTTCACACCGTTTGATAAGCGGGTAGGTGGCCTGTTTGGCCTAAAGCTGCAGCTTGTGGAAGCCGAACGTATCGGTAACCCCCTAAATACTCTGAACACCGAACGTGAACAGGATGGTATTCGCCTGGATCGGCTTGGTAGGCCAACTCACGTAAGGTTATGCAGCGGCTACCCAAGCGATCATCTGACTCGGCACACCTGGGATTGGGTACCGGTATTCGGCGCCGAAACAGGCCGCCGGCGGATCATGCAGTTGATGAACGAAAAAGACAGGCCAAGCCAGGTTCGCGGCGTTCCTTATCTGGCACCCATTCTGGAAGCGCTGCAGAAGCTGGAGCGGTTCAGCCAAGCGGAGCTAACCGCCGCCGTAATCAGCGCGATGTTCACGGTGGCCATTACGCATGGTGATACTGATGAGGAGCAAGGCATTGGTGGCGGAGCCACAATGTGGGATGCGCAGAGCAACGATCCCAATAAGCCAGCGCGGCCAGTGGTGCAAAGCAACCGGGACCACGAACCGGAAGGCGACAGCCTGACGTTAGGCGAGGGCGCAGTCTGGGATTTAGAAGAAGGCGCCAAACCGGTACCGATTAGTTCCAACCGGCCTAATCCAGAATTCGATCCATTTTTTATGGCGATCGTCAAAGAGATCGGCGCCGCGCTGGATCAGCCCGCAGAAGTGCTATTGATGCACTTCTCGACCAGTTACACCGCTGCCCGGGCTGCATTCAACCAGCTATTTAAATTCGTAAAACAGCGCCGCCACCACTTGACTGTGCAATGGTGCCAGCCGATTTATGAGCTGGTCATTGATGAGATGGTCGCCAACGGCATGATCACTCTGCAAGGGTACCGAGACCCGGCAAAGCGCCGTGCCTATGTTCGCTCGCTTTGGATTGGTGAGCCGTTAGGGTCACTCAACGAACTGATTGACGCCCGCGCCGCGACCGAGCGCATCGCCAACGGCACCAGTAACGAACATCTGGAAACCATGGCGCTGCACGGTGAGGATTGGGAAGACGTTCACAATGACCGCGCCCGCGAGATCAAGCGTAAAAATGAAGATGGCGTGCCGCTCTATATTGGCGGCAAGATTCACGATGACGACGCCAAAACAGACTCACAACCGAACCAGCACACCGCCTAAGCCCTGCCACTGAGCAGGGCTTTCCTTTTGGAGTATGACTATGAGAACCGCACTGGAACTAGCGGCGGGTCGCCCGTGGCTGATCACCAGCGAAGCGCTTGATACTGTCATGTCCGTGGCGGATCGGCAGGGTGATGTGGAAGCCCTGGAAGCACGCTTGGGCCGTTCACTTGATAACACGCGTAACGTTACCGTGCGCGACGGCGTGGCCGTTATTCCGGTAACTGGTCCCATCTTCCGCTACGCCAATTTGTTCACTGAGATCAGCGGAGCCACCAGTACCCAAGTGTTGGCGACTGACTTTCAGACCGCGTTCGACGACCCGGCTATTAAAGCGATCATTCCGGTGTTTGATACACCAGGTGGTGAAGCTACCGGTATCAATGAACTGGGCGATCTGATCTACAACATGCGCGGCCGCAAGCGTGTGGTTGCTTATGTCAGCGGTATGGCGGCTAGTGCCGGGTACTGGATTGCCAGCGCTGCTGAAGAAGTGGTGGTGGACGACACCGCACAGCTGGGCAGCGTGGGCGTGGTGCTGAGCCTGCGTAAGCGCGAAGACAAGCCCGGTGAGAAGAGCTACGAAATCGTTTCCAGCAATGCGCCCAACAAGCGACCTGACCTGGAAACAGAAGCGGGCCGGGCGCAGCTGCAAACGCGCACAGATGAGCTGGCCAACGTGTTTCTCGACAAAGTGGCCCGCAACCGCGATATCCCGCGTGAAGAGGTCAACGACCGTTTCCGTCAGGGCGGTATAGCTACTGGCGCGCTGGCGATCGAAGCGGGTATGGCGGATCGCCTTGGTTCGCTTGAATCCCTAATTGCCGAACTGGCCGGTTCATCTGCCAGTAACCAACCCAGGAGCATCACTATGACCACCGTGAAAACCACGGCAGAGCTGCAGGCAGCGATCGAGGCCGGTACCGATCCGAAGACAATTCAAATCGCCGCTGCTGAAACCGTCGATACCGACAAGCTGCGTACTGAAGCGGCTGAGGCTGAACGCCAGCGTTGCATCGGCATTCAGGCCTTGGCAATGCCTGGCTTTGAAAAAGAAGTCGCGGCGGCCCTGGCCAATGGCGACAGCGTAGAAGCCACCGGCCTGGCGCTATTCAAAGCGGCTGCGGATCGCGGCATTAGCCTGCAAAGCATTAAGGGCGACAGCACTGAAGCCGGTACCACCACGCCGCCTAAGGATGGCGATGCTGCCGAAACTGAGCGCGCCCAGGCGGTGGACGCCATTTCCAAGCGCTGGGCTAAGTAAGCCCGCGCATAACCAGTTACTGATAGGAGCAAGCCCATGCCCGGCATGACTCAAACATCCCACCGTCAAAGCCAGTTGCGCGGTGGTGATTTCCCGGTTCGCTTTGCCATGGTGATGATTGCCGCCGGTGAAGTGCTCGCAGAAGGCAGCGTGCTTGGCGAAGTTACCGCTGCAGAAGAGTACAAACTAAGTGCATCCGCTGCGACGGATGGCAGCGAGTCCCCAAGCGTGGTGCTTTGGGAAGACGTTGACGCCACTGATGGCCCTGTTGAAGCGGAAGTGATGCTAACCGGCGACCTACGCTCAGCCGCACTAACACTTGGCGAAGGTCACACCATCGCGTCAGTGCGTAAAGCGCTGCGCCCCTGGTCGCTGTTCGTCCACTAAGCAGGCTGATAGCGAGCGCTTAGCGAACCCTTTCCTTTCCTTTTGGAGAACCCCATGGACCTATTTGACCTACGCACCATGCTTGCGGCTGTGGAGCGTATGCCGCGTCCGCGTCGTTTCCTGACAACGACTTTCTTTGGTGCTGCGCCCATCATGGCGACCACCGAGCATATCGACATCGATATCATGAAAGGCAACCGCCGTATGGCGCCGTTCGTTCGCCCCAACCGCCCCGGTACCGTGGTCGATCGCCAAGGCTTTGTAATGCGCAGCTACAAACCTGCTTACGTAAAGCCCAAGCTAGAGACCACTGCAGGTGAGTTACTAGTTCGTCAGGCAGGTGAGCATATCTACTCTGCACGTACCCCGCTGGATCGTGCAGGTGATCAGCTTGGCCGTGATATGCAGGATCTGGATGACCGTATCAGCCGCCGCGAAGAGTGGATGATTGCGCGAGCGCTAACGACTGGCCAGGTACCCATCATTGGTGAAGGGGTTAATGACCTCATTGATTACCAAATGGACGCTGACAACATGGTGACTGAAGCCACGCTTTGGACTGCCGCCGGTGCCGATCCCATTGCTGATTTACGTAAATACAAGCGCCGAGTCTCGAAGAAGAGTGGCCGTACCGCCAATGCGTGTGTGATGAGCGCAGAAGCGGCGGATGCCTTCATGGACAGCGAAGAAGTGTTGAAAAAGCTCAATACTCGCCGCGTTGATATGGGAATGATCAAGCCTGAACAGTTGCCGGACGGCGTCACTTACTTGGGTTATCTCAATGATCCTGGTTTAGATCTTTACCAGTATGAAGAGTGGTTCACCCCGGACGGTGAAGAGGATGACAGCGGCTTAGAAGATGAGCCGATGATTCCTGCCGGCGGCTTGATTGTGGGCCCAACCACCAGTCGTAACTCCATGCTGTATGGCGCGATCAAGGATGTAAAAGCGATTGAAGGTGGTCTGTTCGATGTCGATCGCTACCCCAAAAGCTGGCCCGATGAGGATGCGGGTGTGCGCTGGCTATCAATGCAGTCCGCACCGATCCCCGGATTCCATGAACCTGACGCCTTCGTCTTCGCCAAGGTCGTCTAACTCACCCCGCCAAATGGCGGGGTGATTGGTTTCTAGACATTCGTTTTTAAATAAGCAGCGGAGGTTATCATGGCAGCTAAACAATATGTGGTGGTGCGTGGGCAGATCGAAAAGGGTAAAGAAGTTCTCGCCAAGCTTGGTCAGCCCTACAAGCCCAAGGATGCCGCCGAAGAGCAACGCCTAGTGGATGCGGGCGTGATTGCTGAGCTGGGTGCCCCGGCAAAGGGCAAGGGCACCAGTAAAGCCAAGCGGTCACCGCCCCCGCCTGAAACACCACCAGGTGGTGCCGGTGGCGATGGCAATAGAGGTGACGGACAGAGCACCGGTACCGGAGGCGACTCTGGTGGCGGTTCAGGTGGCAATAGAGGTGACGGACAGAGCACCGGTACCGGAGGCGACTCTGGTGGCGGTTCAGGTGG